TGTGAGTCAATGATGTTGAAGAGCTGATCACCGCTCGTTCTTGTTGAATCCAGCTTCCCGATGAACTTCACCGGGCACGGCATCGGGTTGCGGTCATCATCCGCAGGGAATACCAGATTGATTCCATCTCCGATGTACGCCTTGTGAATGAGCATAACCCATTCCTTGCCATCAATGTCGTAGTTAGTCATCCTGATCTGCAATGCAGACTTCGATGTCTTACCACCGGTGGTATAAGTTTTAGAAGCCAGCGGGGTATACTCATAGTCAGCGTAGACCGTCGCGCCGTCTGCGATTCCGCCCATTGTGGAAGTGATCGTCTCACCCTCTGCTTCTGTAGTACATGCCTCATCAACTGTTATTACCGTATCCGTCGATGCTGTAACCGTCTTAACCCCATTGTTCCCAGCCTCAGCGAAGCCAGCGAATGTGATGTGATCTCCTATTGCGGGTGTCTTATCCCACACGCCATTGCTGAGAGTGTATGTCTTCCCAGCATTATCAACAGCAATCTTGGTTACATCGGTCCCCTCGATGACTGTCGGGTATGCGCGGGCAATCGCCGTATGCCCGTCTGCTTTCGTTACCACAACGTAGTCGCAATCTCGGACGTAGGTAATAACCGCCACCGCTGCATCTGCTACAACGATCGAAGCAACCTCAGACGCATCTCCGTTCTTGTATAAGAACTCCGCCAAATCATAATCATCTAAGACGACGGCCTCATCGGTGATACTCACCGGAATTGCCGCTACGGTGCTCGCTGTGCCAATGCCCGCAAACGCTATCCCTAAGTTTGCTATGTTGATTTCAAACCACTCTCCGTTGACCTCGACCATGTGTCCAGTTATACCTTCGTCAAGAATCCCAGCGTTATCACTCTTTACTTCCACATCTGTCCAACTCTCTTTGTGCGTTGCACCGCGCAACGCCCCCACATTCACATATGCTCCACCATACGGCGCGATCTCTAGCTTGACCGAGCCGATACGCAAGGCCTCAGCATCCTGCACCGCTGTCTGTTGCTTATAGCTTCCTAGTGCCATTATTCTTCCTCCCAGTAGTTCAGCCTATAATCGGCTGGCCGTGTGTGCCGCCCCGTTTCCGGGTCCGTTATATCCATCTCGTTGATGAACGTGATCCCCTCTATTCTGAGACCGTCAACTCTCCCCTTGTACCGTTGAAGCGCATACCGGACAGTGAGCGCCGTCTCCTGACATCTCGTAAAGTCTGTATCCCATACCGTCACCTGCGCCAAAGTGCTCACGAAGTCCAATACCGCATCCTGGTTTGTTCCCACGCCCCTAATCTGGATAGTCGGGAATGTCGGCAGTTGTGGCAACGCCGGATAGATCCTCGTCCCTACCGCAGCCACGACCTCCGCATCCGCTATCAGAATAGCCCGTAATGCTGTTGACCAACTCATGCCGCCGCCCTTTTAAGCATCATCTTAATTGCCCGCTTCACTTCTGCGTTCACCTCGCCACGATTGCTTTCAAGAGCGGGGCGGAGGTGAGGCGTGTATAGAAACTCCTGTACGGGCGCGTACACTACATCGGTTCCCACTAACACCTCAGCCGTCCGGCCCCGCCTCAAAGTATCAGCCACTACAGCTACCCCACCCTTAGACACCGGCTGCGGTGCGCCATCCGTCGCCTGCGGTTCGGTGATGTTCCGAGTCTTCGTTCCAATGTGATAGGATCGCATCAGGGTACCACTAACAACCTTCACGGTCTGCTTTGTCGTATTGACCACAGGACCAGCACCCGCGATAAGCGCCGCCGCGAATGTCTCAGCCATGTCGAGCTTGATCGCCTCAAACTTAGCCTGCGACTTCTCAACCCCGGTCACCTTCATCGCGAACATCGCATCTCCTAGCTGTGTAGAAAGTATCTAAAGTGGACACTGAGCGTCTTTGCCAATGCCGCCCCGCCAACCACCGCAAGGAATTGTTTACCAACCTCTGCCAGAATGAGGACTTGCCCGCTTCCAGGACTATGCTCGGACATCTTACACCTCCCTAGACATCTGCGTTATCTGTTTCGTGTAGCCACTCTACAGTCTCGCCATTGACTGAGCTATCCACCCACACGTCACCTACGCTATCCGTTGCGATCTTTGCGCTTGCCCCCGCTTCCAGGGTGAAACTGTGCGCCTCAGCGATCGCCTTCGTCTTCCCAAAGTAGATGTAGCCTTGATTAGCAGGGTGCGCGTGGAGCGTTAAATAGAACCCCTGCGGAACCCTGTGGGCTGTCAGATTCTCCGCTGTACCCGCCACTGTGATAGCCAGCGACCCCACCTCGAACGTCGTTTTGTTACTGCTTGGCATTATGTCACCTTCCTCGATAGAATCCGCGTCTTGGTGGAGTGCGAGTCCGACTGTGCAAGTAGGATCTCATACACCACACTGTCGACGACCGCTCGCATCTTCTCTGTGATCGTGGGGTATCGCCCCTGTAGAGCCAGCGTGTAATTCGATATCACATAGGTCTGATCGGGGAGCTTGATCTCGTTGCCCTTGCTTGGTCCGTGCGCGCAAGGGATGTCAACGTGTCCGGCGAAGTCTCCCCAGGCCTCGACGTGGGCACCGTTGGCATCTTCGCCCCCCGTATCCTCTTGAATCGTGCAAAGGGACGGGAAATAGTCTCCCATCGTATCCATAAACCGCGGGTCGATTATCGATCTAGTCATCAAGTCCCTCGTTTACTGTCTGCTCAATCCACGACCAATGACCCAAGCCCATCTCAGCGATCTCAAAGCCAGCGTCTGAGGAAGCCGCGCCAGCTTGCGCACGCAAAGACGCGGCCCTCAGACGCATTTCCTTCGCTACCGCCGCACCGTCTACCTGGATATCCAAGAGCTTCGTGACCTTCAAGATCATCAACTGATTCGAGCCGATGGTCTCACACCCAAGGGCCGCCGCGTTGAAGATGTCCGATCCCTCCATGTCTGCGGCCAATGTCAACAGCGCGGTGATCTTCGCATCATCCGCATAGTAGGCATAGGCTTCGACATCATCGGGGATCAACAATCTTACCTTACCGATATCGGTTGTCGGATCATTCGTGAACGCCATGTCAACTCCTCATCCCGCCGCGCCGCGCCGACGCGACGGATTACCTATCCCTAGCCAGTCCCGGTCTGCACGTAGGTCATGCGTGGATCGATGTTGCACGTGCCTGGGCAAGTTCGGACACGATAGAACACGTTGTCCGACTCGAAGTCGCCATCGAACGGGGAAGACACTCCACCGCCAACTGAGACCTTGTTGGAAGCCTTCATCACGATCTCAGGCCCCTCATGCCCGCGTAGGTGATCAAGCCCGACTGCGTAGCCCTGTGCTGGATCAGCGAAGACGTACCAGGTCGTGTTCACATCCGCGCTCACGTCGATGTACGGTAGCCACGGGTCAACGTGTAGAATAAGCCCGCGCTGCTTGAGAACGTTGTCTGTAGGAACTGGTATACCGCCACCAGCCCCAACTTCAGTCCACTGCTTTAGCGTACTTGTGAGGATCGCCCTCATGTCGTCTTCCATAGCAGGCGGAACTACGATGTGCATTCCGCGAATTCCCATCGGAAGGCCAGCTGCGTTCGTCTGTGCTGCCATCAGCGCCAGCGTAGCTGACACATTCGCAATCGAAGCAGGCAGTACACCCGCGTTCGTGCAAGTTCCCGTTGCATACATAGCCGCATTCGGGCCAGCCGCACCAGCCAGCGCACTCGTCACAAGCCATGCATCGGTGTTGATTGCCGCATCGGAGAACCGGGCAGGCACGTCGTCAAACGCCCCCATGCCATCGTTCACCAAAGCTTCCCACGAGATGTCAAACTGACGACCTCTCTTGAACACCTGTCGCGTGTAATGCTCGCTCGAAACTGGAGCGACCAGATACTCACCCTTCTGCGTGACCCGCGGCAGGATGTTATCCAACCCGTCCAGCCGGTCGCGTGTGTGCTGTGCAAAGTTGGACACTGTGCCCGGCTTCGTGTATGCGGAGTAATCCGCTGACGCAACTCTGTACCTCGCCATCAACTCTCTGTCGATGATGGTCCCGAACAGGTATGGAAAGTCGGTCGTTGTGATCGCTTCCCACATCTGGAACTCGTGTCTGTGAGACCGCAGATGCGCCGAATTCTCGATCAGCGCAATCCCGCGCTCGATCTGAGATTCCGTGAAGTGCTTCCCAACTGGCTCCCATCCATCCCAATTCAATCCCGCTTCCTGGAACGTCTGCCCCAGATCAACCGTCTTATTAGGCATAACTCACTCTCCCCTATTTGGCCTTCTTCTTTTTCGCGGCACCGGCCTTCCCCGCCTCAGACCGCTTCGCTTTCGCGTCAATCATATCCTTCAACTTCTGCTCGTTGTCCCTAGCTTCGTCGCAGTTGAGATCGTTCAACGTAGCCTCAATGACGACACCCTGCGCCTCCATCTGAGCCACTTGTGTATCAATCGCCTCGATCTTGAGCTGATAATCTCGACGCTGGTAGGCCAATCGACCTACCTGCGTCGCGATCGTTGCACTCCTATTCTCAAGGTTCTGCTTTGTCTGTTCATTCATCGCGCCCCTCCTATCTAGGTCCCGATTGTGTCGTAGCCGATAAGCCAATACAGCGTATCGCCATACAGCCACGGGATTTCTAGCCAGTTCGTAGTCTTACTAGGTGCCGTAGTAGAGCGTACGACAATACCAAAGTCAGTATCAACGGCATCGTTCCTGAACGGAGCCTGCAAAGTACCATCCGTGCCCTTCTGATGGAAACGAATACCAGTTAGCACACTATGCGCTGTTCCTGCACCTTCGGCAAGGATCTCCATGCCATAGGCTAGATCAGCACCACCACCGCCACTGTCGATATTGAGCTTCAGCGGGTGCATCGCTGCCAATCTTCCGGCGTAGTCATGGTGCACCTTCAACTCTATTCCGTTGAGAGTACCCACATCCTCATCCTGCATCGTGGTTATTCGGAAGTTCATCGCGGTGATCGTCTCAGCCGTACCGAGGAAAGCCACTGGTCCCAAGAATCCCTTGAGCCAAGTCTGCGCTCTTAGAGCCGAATCGCCCTCAAGCAACAATTCATCATCCCGCGCTCCAAGTAGCACATGGAGCCAGTCGTTACGCTCCTGATGCACCTTAACCGCAACCAATGTCGGAACCGTGAGCGAAGAGGTAACCGCGCTCAACGTGATTCCGAACGGCTGGAAGTTCATCGGATCACTCTGCCCTGACAGAATGTACGTGTCAGTGCTAGGCACTTTCTTGATGTAGACCCGCTGCCCAGGCGTCAAAGCCTGAGCCAACCCATCGGCCGTTCCATCGCTCACACTGCCGAGGACGTTCAACCACCGAATGCCCTCAGTGTCGATCGCAATGAGATCCGTTGCCGCTGCTGCACCTGAACGCGCTATCCCAACGGTGTCCCCGTAGAATACCGGGTCGCCACCATCTACGAATCCATCTGCGTGATATGGATGAGTTAGCGTACTCTCCGCAAATGTCAGTATGCGGCCTTCACCGCCGCTACTGCACTGTTCACCCGCCGTTTGCCCCGTGTTCACATATACATTAGTAGGCATGTCTACCTCCCCTCAGTGAAGGTATTAGCCATTCGTGTGGCGTCCTCTTCACTCTTCCCTTCTTTCAGATACTGCTTCTTCTTCCGATCGAACAATCGCTTTGCG